GCCAACCTCCCCCGGTCGCCCCGCATGGCCGAAGTCGCCTGACCCTGGGCCGCCGTCCGCCGTCAACGCGTCTAACACCCTACTGGCCAGCACCGCTCCCCGCATAAGAGTCCTCCAGGAGGTCGTCCACTAAACATTCGATAATGGGCGCGTCGCCCCTGCGGAACTGCCGCCACATCGCGGTGCCCCGCACCCACGCCGGCACGCTGCCCTCGTAGCCGTTCGCCACCGGGTACTGCTGGCCGGTGAGGCTGATGAAGCAGAGCGCATGATGAAAACGAAACACCGCCACCACGTCTTTGCGCGGCTTGCGCGGGTCGTAAAAGAACGGCGGTCTCTCATGGCAATATTTACGCATGAGCGCGGCGTCGCCGGTGGCGGCGATGCGTCCGTATTCTTCCGTCATCGCCTGGTTGCGTAGGAACGACGGGGTGCCGGTGTTGCGGTGGCCCGATTCATGCCACAGGTGATAACACGCCGTGGTAATATAGTCAATCGTTCCATAAAGGCATTTCGCGATGATGTTGACAAAAATGTCCTCTTCGCCCCACTCTTCCGCGCGGATATCCCATTGACCCATCTCTTCAAACGTCGCGCGAGTCATGCCAAAAAAGAGTCCCCCAAAATCCAGCGTGTAAAATTCCGCGTCGCGCTTGACGTTGAACGTCGGCATGTGTGTGCGAGGCTTAGTAGACATGAGTCGCGTGGTAGCCGCTTTGGTCAACCAGTGCAAACCGCGAAACTTGACCAGTTTGCTACCCTGTTGTACCTGGGCGACGGCGCGCCGGATATCGGCGGGGTCAATGAGACCATCGGCATCGAGAAAGCAAAGGATATCCGTCGTCGCTTTCGCTGCCGCGTTGTTGCGCATTTGGCTACGATTGATGGCCGTCGCATTCTCGTCGTCACCAATGCACATCTCGGCTTCGGGTAAGGCGTGACGATAAAAGGCGCAGAGCCACTTGAAAGCAGTTTCGCGCGCGCCGTGGTCAGATCGAAACGGAATGCAGATGGAAAATGTTGGCGTCATCCGATCACACGCATGCCGCACACCGACATGTCCATCGCGCCCAGTATCCCCGGCACGCGGGGAATATCCACCGTACAGACAAATAACCCACCCGGCGTCACGGCGCGTAACAGAGACGCCAGCGTGTGCAACGGACGTGGGGTATGCTCCAGCACCGAGATACAATAGACCACATCAAACGACGCGCTCTCTTCAGAGGCGTCAGACAGATCGCGGTATTCAGCGTGCCGCCCCATGGCGCGGAGCGTGTCTACAATAGATGGGTCATGATCCCAGTAGGTCATCTCCGCGCCGAGCGTGCGCTCCAGGAACAGGCCGAAGAAGGTGATGCCGGACCCCGCGTCCAGAATGCGCGCCGGACGGCCATCCAAGTGCGCGAAAATTTGCTGATAGACCCATGGGTATTCCCACCGGCGCGACCAGGCGTGCAGCGGATCGTCACACCATTGCTGGTTATAATAGGCCAGTGCGTCAGCGTGTTGCGTAAGGAAGTCACCGGAGAAGGCTTCCATCTGCTGAAACAGGTAAGACGCCTGAATGCGATTACAATCATCCTCGGTCGGTATCTCGCATGGGAATAAATGCACGTTCATACGGAACCTTTCAGCAACGGCATTAATTGCTCAGCCACCATGCGCGCATACGTATAGTACTCGCGCACGAACGCCTGCCCCTGCCGGGCAATCAGTGCGCGGTCGTCGTCGTGCGATAGGTAATAGTCGAGAATGGCGCGCGTCTCGTCGGCGGAACGGGACAGCAAGAGATGCACACGATCTTCAAACAGCGCGTCCATCGCCGGCGTCCATTGCGACAGCAGAAAGCCGCCACAGGAGAGCACTTCGAACGGGCGCATGCTGGTCTGCGTCCTGCTGCTGTCGTCGCACTGCAGGCCGATGTTCACTTTCACCGAGGCGTAAATGTCCGGCATCTCGGCGCAGGGTATCCATGCGCGTCGCACGTCGCGCGTGGTAAAATACTGCTCCGCGCCCGGCGTCATCCAGTGATTGCCGGAGACGAAGCCAGAGTACGGAGAATCCACACACGGACGGATCACGGTGTCGAAGCCGCGCCGACGGCAGGCATGGCCCGCATAGTACGAACACGGCGCGGCCCAGTCATACTGGTACGCGGTGCGCGGTGTCCCTGGGCGATGGTACTCAGGATTGCAGCCGAAGGTCATGAGCGCGGCAGTCTTGCCCGCGTGTCGGTATTTCTCCACACATTCTATCGCCGTGGACAGGATGATATCGGCGCGAAACGCGCAATCGTTCAGCGTGTCTTGGTACGCGCACGGATCTTCGGAGGCAAACCAGATCAGACCAATACCGTGCAGTTTGGCCCGTATGACCATGTCGGCGTATTCCGGCAGCCAGGTGCCCAGGTAGAGAAAATAGTCCGGCTTGAAGGTTTCGATATAGACTTCGAGGTCGCGGCCCGTCAACCGCGTGGGAATGTACTCCGCACGCAGACCCGCCTGCTGCATCCCCGGCACGAGGCCGCGTTCGAAGATCTGGCAGGGGTATTGCCCGGACGCCGGGGCGTCGGTGTAGGCGGCGACGGAGATCATGATAAAACCCGCGTCAACGCGTCTCTAACTCTCGTAGCCATGCGTGTACCGTTCATTGTAGACCTTTTTATGTTTTGCATCGCAAAACGAGATTTGCACTCGTAGTAAGCACGTTCTCCGCATTAGCGCAATCGCGTCGTGCTGGCCAGATTTCTCCAACTGTTGACTTTTCTAGTTTTGCGCCAGTTCGTCAATTTGCGATGCAAACTTTTTTAACTAATAAACGCTCCGCCGAGTCCAAGTAACACCGCATGATCGATGAACATTTGTCCATAAATCGTGCTACTCATCGTCCCCCAATTGTCGTGCTTCCCGATGATCGCTTGGTGGTTGTAGGAGACGCTCCCGCCATCCGCGGATTCAGACTGCACGAGACCCGACGCATCGGGATCACGCGAAGCGCGGTCCCGCATGGTGACTTCGTGCGCAACATAGCACGCAAAGGCGAACCGCCAGTCGTCGCCCCAGCGTGACGCGGCAATCACCTGACTCGCACGGTCGATAATCGACTGCACAATGCGTGGTGTCAGTTTCGCGCCGAGTTCAGGGAATTCCTCGTACAGCATCCGCAGCGTGAAGACTTCCGGCTGCCCCGGTGCAGCCAGGTTGCCGGCGTTGGCAATGACCGGATTCATATCCGGGGTGTCGGTGTTGTCCGCGCCATTCATGGTACATCTACTCCTCTTGGCCGGGTTCGACTTTCGTTTTGCGCGCGGGTTTCGGGGCGACGGACGGCGCGGGATCGGTGGCCGGCGTCAGATCGTCTTCCGGCCCCAGCACAGTCATACGAATGCGCACGCCATCTTGGATCACGACCCAGTTGCCGTCGTCGTCGCGGAACGGGACGCCGTCGACGGGGGGCGCGCCTTTACCGGATACCACTTGAATGACCGACTCGGTGCCCGCGCGCGCAATCTGCTTATACAGATCGGTGTCGGCGATCCAGTCCGGCACGTCACCCTGAAACCCGTTCGCGACGGGAAAGGTGTCGCCGGTGGTGGGATGCTTAAACTGCACGGATTGTTTTGCGATAATGAACATGGTGCCTGCCTGCCTTTCTGTGTGCGGGGGCCGCCGTTCTACCAATGACCCCGCGGTGTCTACCCTACAATGACAAATGATAAGCGAATAAGTGCAATGTGTCAAGGGGTCGCCGGGCAACCGGCGACCCCAGACTTCCTGGGAACGGATAAGGTGTTACACCCCGTCCATATACCCCATCGTCACCCACGCGGTGAATTTTGCGACGCCGACATTTGCGGCGAACACAGTATCGTAGCTGCGCTTCTCCGCGTTCGGCTGGGTCATCTGCCGGGTCAACGGCATCAGTTCGCGCATGGCCAGGTACTCTTCCTTCATGCAATACGCGACCATCCGGTCGATCGGCGACTGCGTGGTGCTGCCCGCCCCGGCCCCGGAGCAGAAGGTCACCGGGTTGATGGACAGCGGGGTGCCGCGCTGGGTGCTGTAATTATTCTTCAGGATATAATCCAGCACGCTCGTGGCACCGCCGATGGTGGTGGAGTTGCTCACGATGGACAACGGCGCGGTCAAGGCCATCCACTGCGCATAGGGGAGCAGCACATGGTTCGGCACGGCGTTCTCATCGTAGCCCGACGCGGCATGGACGGACTGCAGCAGGAGATTGACGTCCAGCAGCACATGATCCGCGTGCCCCGCGGCGATCTTCGCCGCCCACGTGCCGGCGTTGGCGAGCGCGTAGATGGTGATGTTCGGGTTGTTGCAGATACCCACGCTGCCATAGGCCGGGTAGCCCAAATAGCAGTTGATGTTCATGTGGCTGGTGTACAGCCGCTTCATGCCATCGTTGAGCATTTTCTCCAACGACTGCCCGACGTTCTGCATCCGCATCAGGTCGATCTGTTTGATGCGCAGCATGGCGTCGAAGATGTGCGTCGGATAGTTGTCACGGGACAGGTTGTACTGCAGCACGACCTGGTTCGTGGCGCCGCCCGCAAAGATCGCGCCCGGCGTCCCGCCGGCCACGGCATAGTCGATGAAGTCTTTCGCTTCAAACTCGTCCCACCCGCCGCCGGTCTGCATGGGAATGTCGCGGGGGTAGGTCGAGCTTTGCAACGGCTGCGCCACGATGGGATCGAGCAGCGTCAGCGCCGATTGCAGGAACGCCCCGCCTGAGGCGGTGGCGTCCAGGGTGCGCGCCCATTTGGCGTCGCGGGTGCGGCCACTCATCAGGCCAAGACCGGGGAACCCGGTGCTGTCGATGGTGCGCGCGTCAATGGTGGATTGATTCACGATAAGCTCCTTTTACGCGTTCACCGCAACGGTCAGCACGAGTTCGGCGTAGCCACTAGTATCGACGCCGCTGCCCCAGTGGGCATTGGGAATGAGGACGTTGGTCGCCGTCGGCGTGGTGCCGGTGGTGTTGTCCAACGCGGCGTCAAGCGACCCGAGGGTCGTCCGTGCGCCATTGGCGACGGTGCGCACGTAGACGCCCGCGCCGGCGGTCGGCGTACCGTACACGCACTGCACGGTGATGCGTCCGCGCTCGAGCACGGGGACGGCCTCGCCGGTCTTGTACTCGACGCCCAGCGCATCGGGGGTCGGGAAGCCGTACTGGGTTTTCACCTCGGCGGCGGCGACACCAGCGAACTTATCCGCGGTGAAGCCAGCGCCCACCGGGGACACCGACCAGTCGGCATTGAGTGCGGCGGCCAGCCCACAGTAGAGCGACAGGACGCCGCTCACTGCGCGCGGTTGCGCGATTTCATCGGGCGCGCCCGACAGACGGCCCGGAAAGCCGTTGTGCAATCCCGAGACGGGAATGACATTGATAGGCATTTATTTGCCCTCCTGAGTTTTGTGCGGGTTCATGGCGTCGTACATCTTCTGTCGTTCCGCCGGGGATTGGGGCAGCGCACCAGCCGCGCTGTCATGGCTGCGCGCACCGCGCACCGTCGCCTGTTGAATGGCGCGCATCTTCGCGCCTTTCGGGCTGGTCTGCGGGTTGATGCGGGCGCTCAAGGCGTCCACGACGCGGGCTTTTTCGCGCGGCGGGAGCTTGGCGATGGTGGGTTTCAAGATGGCCAGGATGTCGGCGGAGAGGGCGTCTTTCGTCGCCTTCTTGCTATCCTCGCTGTCGCCGTCGTCGCCTTCATCGCCGTCGCCGATGTCCTCGGGATCGACGGTGACTTTTTTGCGGCTCTCGTCCTCGTCGCCGTCCTCGCCGTCCTCGCCATCGTCGCCATCTTCGCCGTCTTCCCCGCCGTCGCCGCCATCGCCGTCCGCAACTTTCGTCGCATCGGCGGTCTTGGGCTTCAGTGTGTCGATGAGCGTGTCGAGCGCGTCTTTGGTCTCGCCCTTCTCGCCGGCTTCCAGCGCGGAGACACGCTCGGTCAACGCGCGCACGGCGGCGGTCAACGCGCGCACGGCGGCGACCAGCGGCTGCAACGCTTCGGTGATGGCGTCTTCATCCGCCTGCTCATCCGATTTGGCGTCTTCCGCCGTGGCGGGTGCCGGCGCAGCTTCGGCGACCGGCGCTTTCTTGGAAAAGCGATCTTCGGTCTTGCCCATGCAATCCTTGCAGGTGCAGTCGGTCGTGCCGGTGCAGTCACCGGCTTTCGCATCCTGCGTCGGCGTGCTCAATCGCTGCGCCAGTTTCGCGGTGTCCTGCACCATGTCGTCGAGTTCCTCCGGCGGGACGGTCGAGTCTTTCGACTTGCCGATGATCGCACTTGCGAAATTCCGGAGGAGCGTCGCGACCGGGTGCTCGTCGTCTGTTTGACGATTTTTGGTCATGGGGATACTCCTTTGCCTGGGGTAAGTTACGCCCGCCGGAGGCTCCGCCGGTGCGTCGTGGGTCGTCGCTGTGTGCGGCGGCGTCACAAGGGTGACGGCGTCCGATGTGGTCGCCGGTAATTCTTCAGGATAGGGCAGTCGGTCGGCGATGGGTTCCGCCGGCGCGCTGTCGCGAATGGTCGCGATGGCCCCGGCGCGGGGGCTGTTGGTCAACGCCAGGTGGTTGTAGCGGATTTGCGTCTGCTCGCCAGATTTGTAATCCGGCGCAAACTTGTACACCGCGTCGTAGCCACACGAGACGCCGCGCTTATCGCCGGACTTGATCTTTTGGATGGCGTCAGGGTCGGTGATGAAGCCGTCCGAGAACACCACGTCATTGCCGCCAATCCTGCCCCGGCGCACATTCTGCAGGTGCCCTTTGGACAGGTCGGTATAGTTGCCCGGCGTGATATCATCGTCCGGGTGCTCGTCGGCGATGGGTTTCCCTTCCAGCGAGGCCATGGCGCGTGAATCGAACACTTCGGCGGGGTTCCGGTGAATGACAATATCCTGACTGTCAGCGATGTGCGCGGGTAACTCCACGCCGCCGGCACGGAGTTCGTGGGCTTTGTAGACCTGAGTGCCGGTGCGCCCGCACGGGATATCATGACAGATCAAATACCCTTCTTTTGTCTCGGAAATATGAGGCGAGATTTTGCTGCTGTAATAGGTGGTGGCCATGGTCGTGTTCCTTATCCCATTGCTGCGTGGCGATTCGCTTCCGCTGCCGCCATGTGATCAGATGCCGCCGAGAGATGCGCTTTGTAATCACGCATGTAATCACTTTTGTTGCTAGTTGACAATAAATCTTCGGATACGGTGCGCAAGTGTTCCAGTGCGGCCTTTTCATGATTTTCCGCCGCTTTATCGTGCATACCAGCACTGGCATAATTCATCGCGACTTTGGCAGGGTATTCCGCAGTCATCCATCCGCCAGCTTTTTGTGTCGAAGCGAACGCGTTCTTGGATGCCGTCGCCGCGGTATCACGCAACGCACGGTACTGCGTATTCGCATCACCTTGCGCACTGCCTGCCGCGAACCGTCCCTTCTCATCGTGATTCTCGTTGCCGTCCGCCGTCAGCGCGTCCTGCACGCGCGCGGCGACGCGGGCACCGAGGGAATCGTTTGTGTGCATAGTAGGCTCCTGTTGACCGATCAACTCCACGTAAATACGGTCGTGTGAATTTTCGTCATTCGCGATTTCCGCGAGACGCGGCACATCCTGCTCCGGCGCCACGGCGATCAGTTGCAGGCCAATCGCTATCGCGTCGTTTTCCATGGCGCGGGCGCGGTGTAAGAGTTCGAGGTAGGTGGATGGCATGAAATCACACTGTAAAAGACACCCGGCGCGAGGAGGTTCCCAGGCGCGCCGGGGGCTGGTCCGCGCCGGCAGGGGACGCGGACAAGGCGCGATGCGGTGCAACGCGCACAGCGATCAAACTATCGCAGAAATTTTCGCGTAGTCATACGCTTCATCCATGTGGTCGGCGGTGATCCGCCCTTCGCGGTAGAGTTGGACGACGGACTTGACGTGGTATTGGGTGCCCCATTGGGAGTGCGTTTTATCCACAAGATCGGGCAGTGTAATGTGGCCGCCGGCGTACAGCGAATACATGGACGGCCCCATCATTTTGACTTTGGTCTCCGGTTCCTGGTCTTCAAACCAGTCGTGGCCAGTCTGACCCCAATCCGATCTGTGGTGACGGTACACCGGGACGCACGCACAGCGGCAGCACGGGTGCGGCGCACCCATCATATCGTCGAGCGTAAATTCTTCACCATCCATCTCTAAGCATACCAGACACGTGCTGGGAAGGTTCTCGCAGCGCCAGCGATACCCCGAAATGATATCGTCATTTTGGCGATAGGTACTCACCGCCGCCGCCCGTTGTGCCCGCATCGATTCGGTCCGCCCAATCTGCAAGGCTTTGTACCGCGTCAGACCGCGCACAGCTTGGATCAGCCCAGTGGCGATCTTCGCCGCCCCGACGCCCTGCGCGACGCCGGTGAACAACACCTGCTTCATGCTCTCCGCCGCTTCGTCGCCATAGCGCGAGAACACATCGGACAGCGGCGTACCGTCCTGCATGTGCCCGGCCAGGTGGTGCAGCGCGTCGGCGGGCAGTGTCGCGAATGGGGAGGTAATCCCGACCGCGCGGGTCATGGCCAGTGCGCCGTCGGTCGCCATTTGCGCGGCGGTCAGTTGATTCGCGGTAACGAGTTGCGCAGCGCGCGCGGAGGGGTTTTTTAACTCCTCGCGTATCTGCTCTAAGATCTGCCTGAGCCGCGCCAGCAGGAATTGCTTCGACTCGCGGGTCTCCGGCAACTGAGCCGTCACCAACTGCTGCTCCAATAGCGTGATCCGCGCTTCGACGCTCTTCTCGGCGCCGGCGTAGAGTTTCGCGAGATCGCCGGTTAAGGCGGCTTCGCGGGTCAGGTACGCCATGCGCTGGTCTTTGGCGAGCTGGAGGTAGAGGGGGGTGGGCATAAGTTACTCGTTACGCTGGCTCTTCATACGAGTCGCCAGCTTTTCGGTTCGCGGCTGCGGCAGGTACTAGGTAATAGCCATAAGAATGCCTCATGTGCTTTCTTTGATCAGAAACCACGTCCAAACACTTTATAGACTTGACCATTTATATTTTTCGCTTTGTCATGCAGATCAGCAGCGGCAAGATGTGCGTTTTTCTCTTCCGCGTTATTCGACGATGCTGCGACATCGCGATGCGCTTGCGCCGCGAGACCATGGAATCGTGTGGACTGTTCATTCCACCCTTGCGTCGCCGCAACAAACGCTGACTCGGAATGATGTGGCGGAGTATATGTCCCGCCACTCTTTTAATAACTATCGGGATCATTCGGTGCCAAATGCTGACTCGCTTGATTCGCCACGTCTGATGCGCGCAACGCTTCACCGGCGAGTTGCTGTTTGTCCGACTCGGACATATAGCTGGCAAAGCGTCCTTGTGCGTCATGATTCTCGTTAAAATCCCGCGTCAACGCGTCGTGCACGCGCGCGGCTAACCGTTCGGCATTAATCTTCATGGTCATTCCTCATCCAGTGGATTCAAGAGACGCGAGTATTCCGCGTCTTTCGTTTGCTGAGCGGCCTGCGTCGCCTGCAGTTGCTGCTGGTACGCTTTCATGTTGCGCGGGTCGAGCCCGATCTTTTTGTCGACGCTGGCGATCTGTTCCGGCGCAATCGTAAAGCCGGCAGAGAGCATGGACGCCAGGCCCGACGTAAACGCGGCACCTTTGTCTGCCAGATCCCATTGCCAGACGCCGTGGGCTTCTTCGATCATTTCATCGGTGATGTTGGTAAACATCCCCGTGTCGTCAGCCATGGCGCGAAATTCCATCATGGCGACGGCCTGGTCAATCATGCCGGAGGTGAATGCCAAAATGATCGTCTTGCCCTTGAACTCGGCGATCTTCGCCATGGCGTCCGTCGCGATACTGCGAATGGAGTTAAAGCTATAGTCAAAATCGTTCGGAATCTCGCCCCACGTGCTCATCATGAGCACGGGGTAGACGCGGTCAATGATCGGCGCCAAATCTTGCTTTTGCGCGATCTCAATATCGTTGATGTAGTTGACGTCGTCGCCTTCCGCTGACCCTGCGGCATTCAGGCCCCCTGGCGCGCGTCCAAAGAGCTTGCTCATCGGGATCGCGGTGGCACCAGAAACGTTGAGCATGGCGTTCTGTTCGATTTGCGCGAGGCCAGCGAAGGCGTAACTATGCACGTCCATCTTCTCGTCTTTGCCCAGCACCTGCGTCCCGAAGTTGTTGCGCAGCATCGCCGCGTTTTGCATCCGCGTCCAAAAGTTTTTGATCTGCTTATCGTTGCCGATGGCAAACATTTTGTCGATGTCTTCGACGGTGTGCGTGATCAATTTGGCCTGGAACACCAGCGCGCCAATGCTCGCGGAAATGTCGTCACGGCGGCGCAACTCTTCCCAGACGCTTTCAATGACCGACGCGCCCCACATCATTTCAGCGGTCTGCTCGTAATAGCTGATTTTGTTGCCGACGAAGCGCACGCAGCGCGAGTGGTGAATTTTGGCCACCGTGTCGTCGGCGTGATTCTGCACTTCGTAGTATTCGGGCATGCCCCGGTCGGGGTCACCCATGTCGGTGACCAGTGTGCCGGACGGCACGAGGCCAGACCAGCGGTCGATGATGTACAATCCCTGGAAGGTGCCGGGTAAGACTTCATCCAGCAGCAGCGGCTTGTCGAGTTTGTCGTCGTGGCCATCAATCCACATCACGCCCAACGCGCCACCATAGAGGCGCGCCCATTGCAGGCCGGTGAGCACGTCGCGCTGGAGTTGGCAGCGGCGTTCCGCCGCCTGGAGCTTGTCGAGCGCGGCGGGCTTGACCTGGGACAGGACTTTAATCCAGTTCTTGGTCATGTCCGCCGGGATGACGTTGACAATATTGCGGACGATCCAATGACTCCGGTAGAGGGAGTTCATCAGGTTAAAATCGTTGGTGAGGCGCGTCAGCGGGTACTGGGTACTCTCGCCCAGCGCCTGCGTGCCGAAGCCCAGGTTCGCCGCCGGGTTGCTGTACGCGTCGAGCACGCGCGCGGCAAGGATCTCCGTCGCTTCTTCGGGCGTGGGGGTGCGGTCGCCACGGTGGCCGAGAATATTGAGGGATGGTGTTTCTGCCATAATATTTACTCGGTGGCGCGGGAGAGGAGGACGGCTGTCTGCGTGGTTTCGGCTTCCCAACGGGCAAGGATGACGTCGCAGAAATTTTCACTAATCTCCATACCGAAACAAAGACGCTTTAGGCGTGCTGCGGCGATCAGTGTTGTTCCCGACCCCATAAACGGATCATATACGCAGTCATTTGCATCGGAAAATGCCGCAATAAAAAAACAGGGTAATGCCAGAGGGTACGGCGCTGAATGTTCTCCCTGTGTCGTCTCCGTCGCTGCTTCAATCACGTTGCTCGGGCGCGCCATGCCTGTATGAAACCCCGTCTCACGCTCTGCACCCAGCAATCCCGACCCGCTGTGCGATTTCGCATTGTCCGCAGAATAGTCAAACACACGACCAGACGCAGTTGACACTGCTTCTGGTCGGAATTTGATCTTGGGTTGACGCGTAAAATGAAAAATAGGTTCCCATGCATCTTTAAAGCGATTGTTCCAACAGCCAGGGACACCATTCCGCTTGTCGCGCCAGCAGAATTCATCAACGAAACGCCAATGCCAATCTTCCACGAATGTCAGCAACAACTTCTTGACATATAAATGCCGTTGCCCGTCGTCACAGTGCTCTTTGATATTCAAAAAAAAGCTACCATCGTCTGCGAGATGTGCCGCAATATTTTGCTGAATTGCATTGAACCATGCCGCGTATTCATTTGGATGAATGGATTTGAATCCGCTTGACTCATCGTATTTGCGCTGACTGGCGTACGGGGGCGACGTGACCGCTACGTGAATTTTCTTCCCATCCATCAACCGCGTCACATCGTCGGCGTTCGTGCTATCCCCGCACATCATGCGCGATGCCCCGCAGAGCCAGATATCGCCGCGCTTGACGCGGTGCTCAACCGTATCGATATCCGGCGCCTCTTCGCCATCGCCGGTCAGCGTCTTTGACGGCGCGATGCTGTCCAGCAGCGCGTTAAATTCTTCATCGCTAAAGCCGGTGGCTGCCAGCGGTATCTCGGCATTGTCGAGAGACGCTAACAATTGCGCCAACCGCGCGTTATCGTCTTCTGCCAGGTCATCGCTCTTGTTATCTGCCAACATATAGGCAGTCGGCTTGTTGCCGGTATAATAGACGCACCGCTCTGCCGTCGTCAGCCCGGCGCGCGTCGCCATCTGTATCCAGCCGTGGCCCTTGAGAATCGTGTCGGCGGGGAGCATCTGGCCGCGCTCGTCGTTTCCACCTGGCCACAAGACAATCGGCGAGACCCATCCGTGCGCCTGATAAATGCGAAACAGCACGTCCATTTGCGCGGCAGGGTGAACCCGAGCATTTTCTTTATGAGGCACCAGTGCACTGATCGGTTTTGCAAAAATCTCGGTCATAAGTCCTTCTCAATCGTCTCGATGATTTTCATTGCATTCTCGCGCGGGTCAACGCGCCGGCAGCGCCGACAGGGTTCGGCCCGTTTGTGCGGGCAATCGTGGCAACGGAGATGCAA